GGCATGGTTGTCCGTTCTGCTCAGTACACGTTTGTTGCTGCTCAGTCGGCTGGTGACGTTATCCAAATGGTCCCTGTTCCAAAGGGTGCTCAAATCGCCGGGCTGGTAGTGCAATACGCACTTGCCACTGGCGCTGCGATCACTCAGGGGTCGATTGGTGATGGCGGCAGTGCGGCGCGTTACATGGGTACTCTGTCTGCCTCCGTGGCTGGCGTTGTCACCTATATGACAAGCGGGCTTGGCTATTCGTACTCTGTCGATGACACGATTGACATCGTGGTCGGCACTGCGACTTCGGCCTCTGTCGGTGGCACAGTTCGTGTGACCGTGACTTACTCGATGGATCAGGCCGGAGACGGCAACAGTTAAGGAGTAGATCATGGCTGCGACTTATACATCGTCAGCTTGCCAAACGAATGCGTCAGGTTTTTTCATCAACCCGCCGAAGTACTTGGCCAGTGGGATGATTGCCCGTTCCGTGCAGATTGGGTTCCCCTTCTCTGCATCGAACACGGCAGTCGTCCAAATGGTCCCGGTTCCGCGCGGCGCCAGCATCCATGATGTGATTTTTTCATGGGACACGGCTGGCACGACCACGCAGATCACGGCGAACGTCGGAGACGGAAATGCGACTGGCCGCTACATTGCGGCCATCTCGGCAACCGGTTCTGGCGTAGCTCGGGCTGGCTACGGCGTGGCGTATTCGGGCAGCAACTTGCAGTCGATCTATTCGACGGCAGGCGGCATCGGATACTCCTACTCTGTTGATGACACGATCGACATTTACGCGACGGCTGTCGCATCTGGTTCCACGGCCCCGGCTGGCACGCTTCGGCTTGTCGTGCTGTATTCGATGGATCAGGCAAACGACGGCAACAGCTAACGGTTCCACGGTAGTACCCCTTTAGCCCCGGTTCGCCGGGGCTTTTTTGCGTTTTGGCGTAGAATATTGTCAAAATTCACCCAAGGAGTGAACCGTGGAAGTACAAATGCACTTGCCCGCTGAGGCAAACAAGCTAATCGGCGTTGAAGTGAAGCCAAAGAAGCGCAATCTGTACTATGAAGCTACTGAATTAGACAAGGTTGGGAAGCACGAGAAGGCCGAAGCCATCTATCACGAACTGCTGGCCAACGACTTCGACAACACCGTGGTGCTCGCCAGTCTCGGCATGAACTACGCACAGACGGGCAAGTATGGTCTGGCGTTCTGCGTCATGCAGAAGGCGCTCGACAAGTACGACGAACGATTCCAGAAGGACTTGAAGTCTGTCGGTGTGGATGTGGCCATCGAAGACAAGATGCACAAGGGCAAGTTCCTGAAGCTGAAGAAGTCGGAACTGTGCAACGCCATCGGGACGACTTGGAAGCACGAGAACAAGATTGAACAGGCTCGCTACTGGTTTGAGAAGGCGGGCAAGATTCTCGGTGAGCCGAACGCCGACATTTACAACAACCTCGCCACGCTCTATATCAACGAAGGTCTCCCTCACAAGGCGATTGGCCATCTTGAGGACGCGCTGAAGGCTGACCCGAACCATCCGCAGGCCCAGTGGAACCTCTCGCTGTCCCATCTGGAGATGGGTGACTACGAGAAGGGGTTCAAGCTCTACGGTGCTGGTAAGCGTGCGGCAGTGCGTGCCGAACGCAACTACTCTGTCGGGACGACTCTCCCCACGCCTGAGTGGGATGGTACGAAGGGCAAGACGCTGGTGGTCTACGGTGAGCAAGGCATTGGCGACGAGATCATGTTCGCCTCTCTGCTGCCTGACGTGATGAAGGACTGTAACGTCATCTTCGAATGCCACAAGCGTCTGCACCGGCTGTTCTCCAACTCCTTCCCTGACATCCCGATCTACGGGACCCGGGAGGATGAACGCATTGTCTGGGTCTCAGGCCCAGACGGTAAGCCACGCTATCAGATAGACGCGAAGATCGCTATTGGCGACCTTCCGAAGTTCTACCGTCCGAACATCGAATCATTCCCCGGGACTCCTTATATCAACCCGACTGCCGAAGCTTCGGTGAAGTGGGCGAAGAAGTTCAACGAAGTGTTCACGGATGGGAAGCCTGTTATCGGTATCAACTGGAAGGGCGGTCATAAGAAGACGCGAGTGGAAGTGCGCTCTGTGACGCTGGAACAGATGCTTCCGATTCTCAGCCAAGATGCTCATTTCGTATCACTGCAATACACGGATGGGTGCGAGCAAGAGATTTTCGAATTCGAGCAAGCTCATGGGATCAAAATCCACAACTGGCCGGAAGGGTCCAAGAATGAGCAATACGATGAGACGGGTGGAATGGTGGCAAATCTCGATCTTGTTATCACCGTCTGCTCGTCAATCGTTCACTTGGCTGGATCAATGGGAACCCCCACATGGGTGCTCACTCCATCTCGCCCGGCGTGGCGGTATCGTCTTGATATTGATTTCATGCCGTGGTACGGAAAGACCGTCACCCTCTTCAGACAGGCCCCCAGCACTGTCGATTGGGAACCCGTAGTGATCGAAGTATCAGACGCATTGAAGGGCCTTTTGTCGGCCCCTGCAACCGTGGAGAAAGAAGATGAGATTCACCGAACAGTACAAACAGCTTCAGAAGCAATTGCATCAGACCTCGCCTGACTATGGCACGAGCGGATACAAGCATGCCGATCGAATCCAGCAACTGGCCAAGCAAATTGGGACCAAGGATTTGCTTGACTATGGGTGCGGTAAACAGACGCTATCGAAGTCACTGCCCTTTGCGATCACGAACTATGACCCGTTCATTGCAGGCTTCGATGCTGACCCACGCGTTCATGACTTGGTGGTGTGCAGCGACGTGCTGGAGCATATCGAACCTGAGTGCATCGGTGATGTCATTACCCACCTGTCAAGCAAAGTTGGAAAAGCTCTCTTTGTCGATGTCGCTTGCCGACCTGCCAAGAAAGTCTTGGCGGATGGGCGTAATGCTCACCTAATCCAAACGGCTCCGTCATGGTGGCTCACACAACTGATGCAATACTTAGAGCCGGGATTCTTTCAGACGTACGAAGGCGGATTCGTCGCGGTCTTTATGCCGAGGGAGGCTTCGAAGTGACTCCGCTGAAGGTCTACATCGGTTATGACCCCCGAGAGGCTGTGACATGGCATGTGCTAGCTCACTCCATCTTGGCAAGGTCTACTGGTCCCGTTCAGATTTGCCCGATAAGTCTGGCAAATTTGAAGGATATCTATACACGACCTCGCAACCCGGCGCAGTCTACAGATTTCACATTCGCCCGATTTCTTACGCCTTGGCTCGCTGGGCCGGGTGTCAGTATCTTTTTGGACTCAGATATGCTCTGTCTGTGTGATATATGGGACCTCCAAAAGTTTGCACTAGCGAATCCGTACTCCGACGTGCTATGCGTGAAGCACGACTACTCTCCGAAGGACGGCCAGAAGTTTCTCGGAAACGCAAACAGCACATATCCGTGCAAAAACTGGTCAAGCCTGATGATATTCAACGGCCACCGCCAGCCAGTGCGCCGCCTGACCCCGGAATATGTGAACAAAGCAAGCCCGATGGACCTGCACCAGTTCAAGTGGGCGGAGGACGTAGGCGAAATCCCGGCGGAATATAATTGGCTGGTAGGAGAATATTCTTTCAATCCATCTGCTAAAATCGTACATTACACTCTGGGAAGTCCGTGTTTCCGCGCCTATCAGAACTGTGATTATTCGGATTTGTGGTTTGAGGAACTAGGCCGGATGACGCATTGCGACGATCCTATACTGGAGATTGTCCAAAATGCCAACGTATCTAGACACGGTAACGCGAATCCAAACGGATTTGCTGAATCGCACGACGTACAGCGACCAAGTGAAGCGGGCGATCCTGTCGGAAATCCGCCTGCGTCAGCGTGAGCGCTTCTGGTTCAATGAGACGGCCACTGCCATCACGGCGGTGGTCAATCAAGAGTGGATTGCAAAGCCAGCTAACTTTCTCTTTGTCGATCGACTTGAGGTCAGCGAGAATTCCTCGACCACGAAGCTGATCGAAAAAGACCTGAATTTCATCAAAGACATCAACGTCGATAATAGTTCGGTCAGTCTCCCGATCTATTTCGCTGAGTATCAGAATCGCTTCCTGCTGGCGAACATCCCCAATTCTGCGTATCCGATCAACTGCTATTACGTGAAGCAACTGCCCGCCTTATCGGCGGACAGCGACACGAACAAATGGCTATCGGCGGCTGAAGACGTGATCGTGTACGGCGCCGCGAAGAAGGTATGGGCGGGGACCATTCGCAATGCGTCGGCGGCAGCAGTGTGCGCTCAATTGCAATCTGAGGCTCTATCAGAACTGCGACAGATGCGAGATCAACAATCGAATCTGCGAATCAAGGCGACGAGGTTCTGAATGTTATTCCCCCTCTCTGAATGGCTCCCGGACATCCCCGCGCTGAATAACCCCGGCGCGACGGTGGCGACGAACGTCATCCCGGGACCGAACAACTCGTATGAATCCTTCCCCGGACTGGTGGTGAACGCCAGCGCTAGTGGAATGGCCACGATCAACAATTTTTTCTACGCGAGAGATAAGGCGAACAATACCTACACCTACGCTGGCAACGCAACCAAGCTGTTCGTGCAGAGCGCGGGTTCGTTCAACAATGCAAGCGGTGCGTCGGCTCCGTACACGGTGGCCACGTCGGACTGCTGGGAGTTCGTATCATGGGGCGAGACGGTAATTGCAGTGGACGGGCATGCGGACCTTCCCCAGCAAATCAGTCTGGGGGCTGCACAGTTTGTCAGTATTGCCGGTGCCCCGAAGGCTCGCCATATCGCCGTAATCAAAGACTTTGTAGTGTTGGGGAATGTCTCGGACAGTTCGACAATGGTCCAACGCGTCCGGTGGAGTGGCATCAACAATTCGGCGGCGTGGAGTGTGGACGCGGCAACGCTTTCGGACTATCAGGACCTCCCGGGCAATGGTGGCTGGGTGCAGAAGATCATCTCTGGTGAACAGGGATACATCTTCCAAGAGCGGGCTATCTGGCGGATGACGTTCGTCGGCTCCCCGCTGATTTTCCAGTTCGACAAGATTCATGACCAAATCGGTGCGTATGCACCGCAATCCGTCGTCAACTATGAGAACGTGACGTTCTTCCTTGCGAACGACGGGTTTAAGAAGTTCGATGGCACGAACATCACGCCGATCGGTGAGGGGAAGGTTGACAAGACCTTCCTTGCCGACCTCGACCGTTCCTATGTGAACAACATCCGGGCGACGCTCTACGATCAACTGAAGCTGGTCATGTGGACGTACCCCGGCATCGGCAACACAGGCGGGCGCTGCAACCACATCATGCTCTACAGCTATGCTTACAATCGCTGGGCGCGGGTGGACGTTCCTGCTTCGCTGGTCGGGTTCGACACGATCGCCATTGCGAGCACGCTGGGCTACACGTTGGATGGTCTGGATGCTGTGAGTTCCAGTATCGATGCTCTGCTGTACTCACTGGATGACCGTATTTGGACGGGCGGCGCGCTGGTGTTCGCGGCGTTCGTCGGAGACCAACTCTACTACTTCACTGGGACGCCTCTTCCTGCTGAAGTGGAGACGAGCGAATACAACCTGATGGCGAGCATGGAAGGCAACCTGAACAATCTCGCACAGATTGAAGAGGTCTGGCCGGTGGCCAATGGCTTGTCTGCGGCGGTGACGCTCACTGTCAAATACCGCAATGTCAGGACTGAGAACCTTTCGTCTGTCGGCCCGAACACGCCGAACGATACGGGATTCGCGGAGTTCCACAACACGGCCCGGTATCACCGCTTCAACGTGAAGACGACTGGTGCGTTCGATTCCATTCAGGGCGTGGATATCACCGCCGTGGATGCGGGGAAACGATAATGCCGACTTCAGCCAACGCGAAGGTCTCGCCTCCGTTCTTTCAGCCAGACGAGAAGTTCCATCGTCGGCGTATCGCTGACTGGGCGCTGTGGGCGAATCAAGGCCACTTGGCCAATGTCGGGACGGTCACGCTCGGGACAGGAACAGTGGCTACGGTTGTCACAGATTCTAGAGTAAGTTTCCAATCTGTCCCTATTTTACAGCCAAGCACC